TCGTCCTGCCAGGCTTGCAGGAAGGTCTGCTCGTCGGCCGCATCGAGCGTGAAGACGTTGATCAGCACGACGGGGGAGGCCTCGACCGCGAGCTGACGCTCGATGGGGAAGGCAGGGTCCATTGGTCGCAGCAGCGACATGACGGGCTCCGTTCGTCTTGGTTACGTGATGTCAGTGTGGTGTGATGGAGATGTAGTCAATTGACATGATGATGTCAAGTCAGTTATATGGTGACAAATGCACGACGACCCGCGAACCCCGGCCGGAACCGCGTTGACCGATCTCATCCTCGACCTGTTCACGCTCAACAACCGGATACTCGCAGCGGGAGACCGGCTGGTCGCCGGCCTCGGCCTGACGAGCGCCCGGTGGCAGATCCTCGGCACCATCGTCGCTGCCGACCGGCCGCAGCCGGTCGCATGGCTCGCGCGCGACTTGGGCGCTGCCCGCCAGAACGTCCAGCGCATCGTCAACGACCTGGTCAAGGAGGGGCTCGTCGCCTTCGCGACCAACCCGCATCACAAGCGGGCGCAGCTCGTCGTGCTGACGGACAAAGGACGGCAGATATACGACGCGGCAATGCACCTGCAGGCGCCCTGGGTCAACGAGCTCTCGGAGGGGCTTCGGGTCGAGGACATCCAGACGGCGCATGGCGTCGTGTCAGCGCTGCGCAGGAATCTGGAAGGGAACGGAGATGCCGAAGGGCAAACCTGACCACTGCGGCAAACTCCGGAAGTCCCGCGACGTGGCGCCCCACTGAGCACGCATGCCCACCACTCGCGAAACCATCCTGCAAGCGCTGCACGCGCTCCTGCAGACCCAGCCTGCGCCCGTCCTGCGCGGCGAGGTCCTGCCCGAGCGTCTACCGGCCGCCGGCCTGTTGATCCTCCGTGACGGCGACCCCGGTGAGCCGGCGGTGACCCTCTCGCCGCTCCGCTACCACTACCAGCACCGCGCCGAGGTCGAGGCGGTCGTCCAGGTCGGTACCGGGCGCGACGCGGATTTCGACATGCTCGCCGCCGGCGTGGGCACTGCACTGTCGGCCGATCGCACGCTGGGCGGTCTCTGTGACTGGGTCGAGGCGGAGGCGCCGCGGCCGGTCGATCTGGTGATCGACGGCGCGGCGACGCTGAAGGCCGCCGTCATTCCGATCGTGCTGCACTACTCGACGAGCGATCCGCTGGCCTGACCCCGACCGACAACAGGAGACTACGATGGCACGCGCCCAAGGTGCGCGGGCGCAGATGGCGCTCGCGTTCGAGACGGTCTACGGCACGGCCCCGGCCGGCGGATACACGCGGGTGCCGTTCGCCAGCACCTCGCTCGGCGCGGAGCAGCCGCTGATCAGCTCCGAACTCCTCGGCTACGGCCGCGACCCGCTGGCACCGATCAAGGACGCGATCACCGCCGACGGCGATGTCGTGGTGCCGCTCGACGCCGAGTCCTTCGGCTTCTGGGTGAAGGCGGCGTTCGGGGAGCCCACCACCACCGGCACTGGCCCTTGGACGCACGAGTTCCGCTCCGGCGGCTGGACGCTGCCGTCGATGTCGATCGAGACGGCGATGCCCGAGGTGCCGCGGTTCGCCATGTACTCCGGCTGCGTGCTCGACCAGCTCAGCTGGCAGCTGCAGCGCTCGGGACTCCTGACGGCGACAGCGAAGCTGGTGGCGCAGGGCGAGGCTGTCGCGACCTCGACCGCGGTTGGGACGCCGACGGAGCTGGCGCTGAAGCGCTTCGGTCACTTCAACGGCAGCATCACCCGGAATGGCGCGGCACTCGGCAACGTGGTCTCGGCCGAGATCAGCTACGCCAACAACCTCGACCGCATCGAGACGATCCGCAGCGACGGCCGAATCGACGGCGCCGATCCTTCGATCGCGGCGCTCACGGGCCGGGTCGAGGTGCGGTTCGCCGACCAGGTGCTGGTGAACCAGGCGATCGCCGGCGACCCGTGCGAGCTCGAGTTCAGCTATGCGCTGCCCTCGGGCGAGAGCTTCACCTTCACTGTGCACGCCGTCTACCTGCCGCGGCCGCGCATCGAGATCGCCGGGCCGCAGGGGGTGCAGGCGACCTTCGACTGGCAGGCCGCCCGGGACACCGGGTTGGGGCGCATGTGCACCGCCACCCTCGTCAACGACATCGAGGAATACTGATCATGCTGAGGCTCGATCTCACCACCGGGCCGCGCTGGCTCGACCTCGGCCATGGCGTGTGCATCCGCGTGACGCCGCTCAGCACAGCGCTGATGGTGGCCGCCCGAAGCGAGCCCGCCGTCGAAGCATTGCCCGACACCGCCTCAGACGAGGAGCGGGCGCTGGTCTTCGCCAAGGCGATCGCCCGGCGGGCGGTGACCGAATGGGAGGGCGTCGGCGACGCCGACGGCAACCCGGTGCCCGTCACGCCTGCGGGCGTCGACGCGCTGCTCGAGGTCTGGCCGATCTTCGAGGCGTTCCAGGCCACCTACGTCTCGAAGGGCCTGCTGCTGGATGCGGAAAAAAACGCCTCCGCGCCCTCGCCGACTGGCACTTCGGCGGGGGCGACCGCTACTGCGCGGCCTGCCCGCACACGCGCACGGACTGTCCGGCGCGGCTGAACCGGCCGGCGACTTTCGAGGGCTGGCAGGTCTGGGACCTGGTCGGCCGGCTTGGCGGCCAGCTCCGCGTCATCCCCGGCGCCGTGATCGGCTGGGACATGGGCGCCGCACTGGCGCTCGCGACGGCGCTCGGCATCGAGCCACTCACGGCGGCAGAGCTGCTGCCGGAGATCGAGGCGGTGATGGTGCGCCGGCTCAACGGGGCAATCGGAGACAGCCATGGCTGAAAAACGCGTCAGCGTCCGGCTCGCGGTCGTCGGCGGCCGCGAGGTCCGCGCCGAGCTCGAAGGTGTCGGCGAGGCCGGCAACCGCGGCTTCGGCCGGCTCGGACGCGAGATGGAGGCGGCCAACGCCCGGCTCGCCGCCTTCTCGGCGCGGGTGAAGATCGCGACCGCGGCCGCGATCGCCGCGGCGGCGGCCTCTGGCATCGCCATGGTCCGCTCCGGGCTCTCGACGGTCGATGCGCAGGCGAAGCTGGCGCAGTCGCTCGGCACCACGGTCGCCTCGATCCAGGTGCTCGAGCGCGCGGGCGAGCTCGCCGGCGTCGCGATGTCCGGGATCGAGCAGGCCACCAAGGACCTGACCCGGCGGCTGAGCCAGGCAGCCTCCGGCGCCGGACCCGCGGCCGAGGCGCTCGGGCGGCTCGGACTCTCTGCCTCCGAGCTGCTTGCCCTGCCGCTCGACGAGCGTGTGGGCCGCATCAACGCGGCGATCGCCGAGTTCGTGCCCGCGGCCGAGCGCGCCGCGGTTGCCGGCCAGCTCTTCGGCGAGGAAGGCTCGATCGCTATGTCGCGCATCGACACCGCGACATTGCGGCAGGCCACCCAGGACGTGCGCGACTTCGGCGTCGTGGTCTCGGAGGCCGACGCCGACCGCATCGAGCGCGCTAACGACGCGATCTCGCGGCTCGGGCTGATCTGGCGCGGGCTCTCGAACCAGCTCGCAGCCGCCGCCGCGCCGGCGCTCGAGGCGGTGGCGGACGCCATGGCGGCGCTGGCCCGCAGCACCGGCCCGCTCGGGATCGCCATCCGCGGGCTCTTCGACAACCTCGGCCGGCTCGCCGCCTATGCCGCGACGTTCGCCGGCATCATGGCCGGCCGCTGGGTCGCCGGGCTGGTCGCTGCCGCCGTCTCTGTGCGCGGGTTCGCCACCGCGCTTGTGGTGCTGCGCGGGGCGCTGATCCGCACCGGCATCGGGGCGCTGATCGTCGCCGCCGGCGAGCTCATCTACCAGTTCGGCCGGCTGGTATCTGGCGCCGGTGGCTTCGGCGAGGCGCTGTCACTGCTCGGCGACGTCGCGTCGGAGGTCTGGGAGCGGATCAAGCTCGGCGGCCGGTCGCTGGCGCTGTCGCTGCAGTCGGTCTGGGCGACGATCGAGGCCGGCTGGCTGACGGCGCTCTCGGGCATCCAGCGCAGCTGGGCCGACTTCCTGCATGCCGCGACCGGTGGTCTCGCCCGCATCCCCGGCATGGAGGATGCGACGCTCGCCTTGAGCGAGGCGGCGATCCGCGCCGGCTCGGCCTTCTACGAGACCTCCGCCGCCGCCGGCGAGGCCAGCGCCCGGGCCGACAGCCTCGCCGCCTCCGCCTCTGCTGCCGCGTCGGCCGCCACCGCACCGCTCGCCTCGCTGCAGGCGCTGCGCGACGCGGTGAAGGGCTCGGCCGAGGAGGCGGAGATGGCGCTCGGTGGGGCGACGGTCGCGGCCGAGGAGTTCGGCGATGCCGTGGGCAAGGCCGGCGGCGCCAGCGCGGCCGCGGCCCCGGCGGTGACGGAAGCGCCCGAGGCGGCGAAGTCCGGCTGGGAGCGCGCCACCGAGGCGGTGCGCGACTATTCCGACAAGGCGAAGGAGACCGGCGACGGCATCGGCGAGGCGCTGGTCGGTGGCTTCCGCGGCGCCGAGGACGCGGTGGGCGAGTTCGTCAAGACCGGCAAGCTCGGGATGCGCGATCTCGTCACCTCGATCCTTTCCGACCTCGCCAAGGTCTCGGTGCGGCGCTTCGTCCTGGCGCCGGTCGCCAACGCCTTTTCCGGCGTGCTCGGCAGCCTCGGTCCGGCCTTCGCCAGCGTGCTGCACGCCGGCGGCATGGCCGGAGCTTCCACGCCGCAGCGGCTCGTCCCGGCGCTCGCCTTCGCAGGAGCGCCTCGGCTGCACAGCGGCGGCGTCGCCGGCCTCCGTCCGGACGAGGTGCCGGCGATCCTGCAGGAGGGCGAACGGGTGCTGAGCCGGGCGGAAACCCGGGCCGTCGAGCGGGCCAGCTCCGGCGGCGGCGGGATCACCGTCAACATCATGACCACCGACCCCGAGAGCTTCCGCCGCTCGCGCACCCAGGTGGCGAGCGACATCGCC